GAGATTGCATCAAATTGATTTATTAAAAGAAACTAATCAACTTTATAAAGAAAAAATAAAAGTTGTCAAACCAAAATGGCATGAGAATAAGTGGTTGTGGTTTACTTATGGAGTAGTGGCCACATCAACATCAGTTTGGTTGACAGGACAATTAGTAGGCGAATAATGGCACAGCAAATAAAAGAAGTAATTAAACAAGAGTATGTAAAATGTGCTCAAGATCCTGCATATTTTATGAAGAAGTATTGTGTGATACAACATCCAATACTTGGGAAAATACCATTTGCTTTGTACGATTTTCAAGAAAAAACAGTAAATGAATTTCAAGAAAATAGATTTAATATTATCTTGAAGGCAAGACAATTGGGTATTAGTACATTAACTGCTGGATATTCTTTATGGATGATGACTTTTCATCAAGATAAGAATGTATTGGTTATTGCTACAAAACAAGAAGTTGCTAAAAATTTGGTTACAAAGGTTCGTGTTATGCACTCAAATTTACCAAGTTGGTTGAAACAAAAATGTGTGGAAGATAACAAATTAAATCTTCGATATATGAATGGTTCACAGATTAAGGCAGTTTCTTCAGGACCTGAAGCAGCTCGTTCTGAAGCCCTATCATTATTGATATTAGATGAGGCTGCTTTTGTTGATAAGATTGATGATATATGGACTGCTTCACAACAAACATTAACTACTGGTGGTAGTTGTATAGCACTTTCAACACCAAATGGAGTTGGTAATTGGTTTCATAAAAATTGGGTTGATGCAGAAGAAGGTCGTGGACTGTTTAATTTTATTAAATTACATTGGACTGTTCATCCAGATAGAGATCAAGAGTGGAGAGATGAACAAGATACTTTGTTAGGATTACAGAGTGCAGCTCAAGAGTGTGATTGTGATTTTATTACTTCTGGTACTTCAGTAATTGATGGTGTATTATTAGAGAAGTGTAGAGAAACAACTGTAAAAGAACCAATTGAAAAACGAGGTGTTGATAGTAATTGTTGGATATGGGAACCGCCTAATTATTCAAAAACTTATGTGGTAACAGCAGATGTTGGTAGAGGTGATGCAGCAGACTATAGTGCATTTCATGTTATGGATGTAGAAAGTGTAGAACAAGTAGCAGAGTATAAAGGTAGAGTTCCTACAAAAGATTTTGGAAATATGTTGGTGAGTATTGCAACAGAATATAACGATGCTTTACTAATTATAGAAAACAATAACATTGGTTGGGCAACCATCCAACAAGTAATAGATAGGGATTATCCTAATTTATTTTATACAAGTAAAGATTTAAGATATGTCGATATTGCTCATCAAATGAACAATCGATATAGAAGTGAAGAAAAGAAAATGGTGGCTGGATTCAGTACCACTATGAAAACTCGACCTTTGATTATTGCAAAGTTAGAGGAATATTTTAGGGATGAATCAGTAGTGGTTCGTTCTAATAGATTGATAGATGAATTATTTACATTTATTTATCTAAACAATAGAGCAGAGGCAATGAGGGGATATAATGATGATTTAGTTATGTCTTTTGCTATTGGTTTATGGGTTCGTGATACTGCATTAAGATTACGAACAGAAGGAATTGAATTAACAAAGAAAACACTTGATAGATTTCAAGATATAGATGGACTATACACTCCCGAAGACAATGATAATGGTGAATGGGATTGGGAAGTAGGCCACGAAAGAAAAAAAGAGTCGTTAAAGTGGCTCTTATAAGTGAGGTAAAATATGGCAGATAAATCATTATTTAGTCGATTACAACGATTATTTAGTACAAATGTAATTGTAAGAAATGTTGGTGGTAAGAAACTAAAAATAGCCGATACAGAACAAGTTCAATCACAAGTGAAATCACATTTGGTTGATAGGTATTCAAAACTACATAGTGGATTGGATATGGTGAATACTGGATATTCCAGCTACGCACAAATACAGGCTGCACGAATGGGGTTATTTAAAGATTATGAAACGATGGAGGCAGATTCAATTATTGCATCTGCACTTGATACATACGCAGATGAATCAACAATGAAAAGTGCGTATGGTGAATCGTTAGAAATACAAAGTGATAATGATCAAATAAAACAAATACTACATAATTTATTCTATGATATTATGAATATAGAATTTAACTTATGGCCTTGGGTAAGAAATATGTGTAAGTATGGAGACTTCTTTTTATACTTAGATATTAGTGATAAATATGGAATACATAATGTTGTTCCAATGTCGCCTTATGAACTAATTCGTTCAGAGGGAGAAGACCCAGAGAATCCTTATTATGTAAAATATTATTTAGAAGCGATGGAACAAGCTCATCCTTATTTTGCTCGTTCAACTACTAATAAAAAGATTGAATTTGAAAATTTCCAAATAGCACACTTTAGATTAGCCAACGATAGTAATCTTTTACCTTATGGTAAGTCAATGGTTGAAAGTGCTCGTAAAGTATGGAAACAAATTACATTGATGGAAGACGCAATGTTAATCCATAGAATTATGAGAGCACCAGAGAAGAGAGTTTTTAAAGTTGATATTGGAAATATTCCACCAAACGAAGTTGACAATTATATGCAACGAATAATCAACAAAATGAAGAAGACACCTTTTATGGATGACACAACTGGTGATTATAATTTGAAATTTAACATACAGAATCTTACAGAAGATTTCTTTATGCCAGTTCGTGGTGGAGATAGTGGAACACAAGTTGAATCATTACCAGGAATGCAATATGAAACTACAGAAGACATTGAGTATTTAAAAAATCGTATGTTAGCGGCTTTAAGAATACCAAAAGCATTCTTAGGATATGAGGAATCACTTGGAAGTAAAGCAACACTTGCAGCAGAAGATGTAAGATTTGCTCGTACCATTGAAAGAATACAAAGAATTGTAACAAGTGAATTGACAAAGATTGCAGTTGTTCATTTATATTCACAAGGATATACAGACGAAGAACTTGTTAACTTTGAATTGAAATTAACTAATCCATCTACAATTTATGAACAAGAGAAGATTGAATTGTGGAGTAATAAGGTTAATTTAGCTCGTGATGTAAAAGACAATAGTTTAATGTCAAGTGATTGGGTGTATAAAAACATATTCAATTTTACATCAAAAGAACAAGCAGACCTTGAAAAAGAATTAATAGAAGACCAGAAACAGAAATTTAGATATTCACAAATAGAACAAGAAGGTAATGATCCTGCCGATAGTGGTGATTCAATTGGAACACCAAGTGATATGGCAGCAATTGGGATGAAAGATGCAGAGGGAGCCCAAGATGCAGAACCACCTGAAACATTGGCAGGTTCTATTTTTGATAAAGGTGGTAGTCCAGAAGGCGGACAAGAGGGAGCTGGTAGACCAAAAGAAGTAACTAAATATGGTAAAGATGGTAGTGCAAGAGGTAGAGAACCACTTGGTAGACCAAAAATACCTATGGCTTTAGCTCATTTTGATAGATTAAAAAAATCTTTTGGAAGTAAAGCGAGAGAAATATTAAAAGAAACAATTGAAAGTGAAGAAATAGATAAAGAATATAAAGATTTTACGGATAAGAAATAACGATTATTTGAAGTTTTTATATTTATTTATGTATAAACTTATCATGAATGGAGTGTTTGATGAATTATAACAAGAAGCACAGTAAAATAAAAAATACTGGTATTCTTTTTGAATTGCTGACTCGCCAAATAACTGTTGATGTACTAAATGGTACAGAAGATAGTAAGGCGGTAAAGATTTTAAAAGAATCATTTAAATTAAATTCAGAACTTGGGAAAGAATATGAACTTTACAAGATTTTGACGGAAAAAACATATAAAACTAATGAACAAGCAAACATTTTGCTTTCTGCAGTAATTAAAAATCGTAGAAAATTATCAAATCGTAAACTACGAAATGAAAAATATAATTTGATTAAAACAGTCAAAGAATGTTATGATGCAGGAGATTTCTTTAATACAAGAATTCCAGGATATAAACTTTTGGCTTCAATTTACAATGTATTTGAAGGTGAATCTTTAAAAGAAAAAATCACTCCAGTAGAAGAAACTGATAGTAAAGTAACAATTATCGAAAATATCACTAAGGTCAGACGCTCCAAGAAAACTAAAGGTGGTGTTCAAGAGAACTTAAATAAACAAGATAAAGATTTAAGATTGTTAACATATCAGTTATTGGTTGATAAGTTCAATAAAAAATACAGCACATTAAATGATAATCAAAGAACACTATTGAAAGAGTATATTAATAATCTTTCAAATACTAACTCTTTACGAGAATTCATAGATGCTGAAGTTATTAAAATTAAAAAAACCTTAAAATCACACTTACGAAAAGTTGATGATAAGATTACCAAGATTAAATTAACCGAAGCTATTACTCATACAGATACTGCAACAAAAGGAACTCATGTAAAAGATTCTAATGTTGTTTCATTGATGAGATATTATGAATTGGTAGGGGAGTTAGATGATGTCCACAAAGATAAGTAAAAAAAGATTTGTCGAATTACTTCGTACAATAATCAAAAAAGAAATAAAAGAAGCCTCAACAACTGCAACTGCAGGTGGTGAATATGATACGCCACATTGGGGAGCAGGTAGTGGAAGTAAAGATAGACGAGATAAAATCGCAAAGAGTGGAACAAATTTTAAAAAAGTAGATGAAGCTAAATGGGCAGTTACGGTTGATGGTGTTGGTAAAATTATAGTTGATGCATCAGGTGCTGGACAAGCAAAGACGATGGTTGGTAGACAATTGAAAAAAGGTATGAAGGGTATTGTGAGTGTAAAAAGAGTACAAACTGCATTCGGTAAACAAATTGATAAGAAAACTGAAATAAAAGAAGCTCGTTATACAAATTATCGTAATGATGACACTCTAACACCAAGACAAAAGATTGGTGTATCAATGAGAGAAGTTAGAGATAAACTAACTGAATTAAGTAAGTTAATTGATATGAATGTTAAATTGAAAAATGAGTTAAAGATAGATTCAAAATCTTATTGGAAGAACACCCATAAAGCAATGAGTAAAATCTCAGAACGATTAGTTAAATTGGCTAATAAAGTTGGGAAATTACAATAATGAGAGAGAATGACAAATATTTAGCAGAAGGTCTTGA